CAGGTAAACGAGAGCGTTCCCGAGCCGTACTGTGTGAGGTGGTTCTCAAATGATGCACCGCCCGAGTAATAAGCCAGACGAAAGACATCGGGCTCGAAGTTGTCCTCGAGTCTCTGATAGCCTTTTTTCGAGTTAAGCCACGCCATAAGCTCGTCGACCTTGCTCGTGAGATCCTTGCCGTCGCCCTCCGTAAGCCATACGTTATAGTTTCGCGGCACGTCGTTCCACGCGTCTTGCTGGAGTATGATGTCGCCGTTTCTTCCGGGAACGGAAAAAACTGTCTGCTTCCGTGTTGAGCGGTTGAAGGCTGGAGCCTCGGCGATTACCATGCCGAAGTCGCTCGAGGCTTCGCCCCCATATACTAAAAGGCCCTGCCTATTAGTGGTTTGATTAAATAATTTAGCCATAGACCGCGCTCCTCCTCGTTGTCATTTCTTCGAGCTTGTAGGCGATGCGGTTCGCCAGATCGTTCACGTCCTGACCTTCTGCGCCGTAGACGTTGATCGTGATGTCTCTCTTATCGCCTCCGACTGCGTCGCGCATCATGTTGAGGAGCTTATCCGTTCCGATGATGAGCTCGCTGCCTACTTCGCCACCGCCGAGAAGTTTGCCGTCCTTTGCTCCGAAGATGGTCGCGCCGTTGAGCATTACGGGCTCATCCATAGCCTTTGCATACCACTCGATCCCGAAGCTCGGGACTCTCGGAGGGTCAAGGCTAAAACTTCCGCTAATTGAGAAGTGCGGCATTTTTAACTTTGGGAGACTCCAATCGAAGTGGAAAAAGCTCTTGACCTTCTCGATGCCGTTCTGGACTGTCGTCTTGATGGTCTCGAAAATGTTGTGGAATTTATCCTTAACCGAGTTGAGTCCGTTCGTGACGAAGTTCTTGACCGCATTTATGCCGTTAGTAAAGAAGTTTTTAACTGCGTTGATGCCGTTCGAAACTGTGTTCTTGACGTTGTTAAATGTGTTCGTTACGTTGTTCTTGATGTTGGTGCCTATGCCCTTGAGCCAGTCAACGACCGCCGTGATTCCTGCAGCGACGAGGTCGCCGCCCTTATCAAGGAACCCAGCCATTAACTCGCCGAGGTTGTCGAACAAACCGATAACGAAGTCGATGAGCACCGGGACGCAATTAACAAGCGCGAGGAAAATGCCCTCGGCAACCGCGAGGACTGCCTTGAGTAATATCTCCATATTGCTCGGGTCTGTGAGTGCCAGAGCGAGCTCTGTGATGATTGTCACAACCGCAGGAAGTAAGATCGGGAGGATCTCGCCGATCTGGTCGCAGATAAGTCCCACGAGCTGGATGATGCCACTGACAAACATTTGCACGTTGTTGCCGTCTGCGAGCCATGTCACGAGTGACATTATGAGAGTCGTTAAGCCTTGAATGATTACCGGGAGCGCTTGGAATAGTGCCGCCACGATTCCCTGTATGCCTGCAATAATTGACGGCATCATCTGGGGGATCATTCCCGTTATTGTCGTGATGCCCTGCACTAATACGTTGAAGACCGCGCTCACGAGCTGCGGAAGCATCGGAGCAAAGCCAGAGATTAAGCTGAGGATCAGAGTCTCCGCGATCGTCATAAACTGCGGAGCGAGTTCTGTGATCTTGGAGATCACGCTCTGGAGTCCTTCCTGTATTTCCTCGACTCCTCCGTTACCACTGAAAACCTTTGATAGTCCAGTCATTACGGAAGTAATACCGGGGAGGAAGTCCTTCATCATGGAGATCTTGAGACCCTTGAGAGAGTCCTGCACGTCTATCATCGTGTCCTGATAGTTGTCAGAGGCGGCGATGGCATCCTCGTCCATGTATGCGCCGAGCTCATACATTTTTTGTTTGGTCGCATCGAGCTCCTCGTTTGTCATGGAGAAAACTCCGCCGAGTTCGATGGCTCCCTTGCCGAGTAAGTCGGAGGCGAGCGCCATTCTCGTCTGTTCGTCTGTGACGTTCTGGAGTGCCTTGACAGTAGCCTCAAAAAGCTCGGCCTGATTCATTGAAGCGACCTGCTCCTGCGATATGCCGAGCGCATCAAATGCCTCACTTCCATCGACTGCAGCGTTCGCGAGTGTTTTCATCGCGGTCTTCATTGAGTCAATAGATGAGCCTGCTCTCTGCAGCACGAAGTCCCACTCCTGATATGACTGCGTGTCAAGCATCATTTTCGCCGCGTTGTCGCCGATGGCGTCACCCATAGCGCTCACGTCATTCGCCGCATCTATGAAAGCCTTGCCAGTAGCAACGGCCGCGCCTGTCGCTGCGGTGAGTGCCGCGCCTATTACTGCGCCCGTAGTCTTGAGAGCACTGGCGAACGTGTCGCCGAACTTTTTGCCGCTCTCACTTCCGGCGCTCTCTGCTGCCGTGTTTGTTGCGCCTGTCAGCTCTTTTGTGATCTCGGCCTGACTTCCAGCCATTGAGGGAATAATCGAGACGTAAGCCTGAGCGACTTCGATCTTGTCAGCCATGTCCTTGTTTCCTCCTGATCCATTCGCGCAAGTCGGTCACTGGTATCGCGCCCGAGCCTATGCGCTTTTTATCGTCTTCCCTGCCCGGTCTCGGGTAGGGTGTTATTTTCGATTTCTTTTTGCCTTGTGTCGCAAAGTTCACAAGGTTTGCGTTTAATACCTGCAGAAGGTCGTAAATGTCGGCGAGGAGCTCGTTTGTCTTGAGCCGTTCGCTCCACTCCGTGGGCCTTCCGAGGTCTTGAGCGAGTGCACTGTCACCGCCCAGCCTTTTAATAAACGAATAGAGGGAGCGCCACGAAAGCGCTCCCCCTGCGTCGTCCAGTTGGTAAACTGTGCGGGTCATTAGGTCGTAATCTAATGCCTCTGCGTGTTCTTCGCAGAACTCCGCGAGGCTTATGATTCCCCCAGACTCACACCGCTCGCCTTTGTTGTCGCCTCACTCCACGCGGTGATTATCTGCTTGAGTTCGCCGACTGTGAGATCGTCCATGATGTCCTTGCCGAGGTGTTCCTCGAAAAACTTGACGACGTTCTCCTCTTTTTTCATTCCTGCGAGGTCCTTCCTCTTGAGCTCTGTGCCGAGCGGGATCGTGTAGATCTTGCCGTCGATGTCGACCTCGAGGACTTCCCTCTTGTTGCGTTCGAGTTTCAAAGTGTTTGGCATGGTAAAACCTCCGAAAAACTAATTAAGATGTGACCTGTCCGTCGTCCTTCATGAATGTCCATGAAGCGGCTTCGATCGTAGCTGTCCATGTGATCGCTTCCGTAGGTGAGAAAGCAATATCATCGACATCGCGGACAATGCCCTTTGATGTGCCGAGCATGAGCATATCGTCGCCGTCCTTCATAATGAAAAGGAAGCCCGCAGGTGATGCGGAAACACCGGGAGCGACATTTACGGAAACGAGTGCGCCGTGATTGGAGTCTGCTGCCGTTACTGTTACATTGTCAGCTCCAAAAATTGCGTTGAGTGTCTTCTCGGTTGTATACATGAGCGGAGCCTGTACTGTGCCGCCCTCATCGGATGCGATGAGTCTCTCGACTTCCTTCGCCCAGTTGCGGAGCGGATCGCTGTCCTTGCCTGTGCTCCATGTGATGCCGTCAGAAGTTACGGCTCCGACTTCTGTCCAGCCTGAGAGTCCGGTGCTATCTGAAGGATATGCGGGGAGCGCTGTGCCTGCGGCTGCGGTGTAAAACATACCAGTCGCGAGACCGATGCCCAGATTTACGTTGTTAGATGCCATAAGCATTAACCTCCTAAAAAATTAAGATTCTTCGGGAATTTCGTGCGCTTCGCGGTGAGCGGTCACGAGGACCGTCGCGCTGCATAGTTTCAAGTCCGGGCGCACGGGATCTGTTCCCCACCTTGCCAGACTGTTTATGATTACGTTTCGAATAGCGCCGACCTGATTGCTCGCCTGCACTTCCAGAACTCCGAGCGCATTACTTAAAAGCTCATAAGCCTCGGCATCGGTCTCGGCTCTGGCATCTATTGACACTGTGAAGGTGTCGATCGTGTTGCCAGACCTTCCGCCTGCTGCCGTGATAAGTAAGCACGGAAGCGAGTAAGTCGCAGGGAGTGGTCTCACGTATGTCGTGAAATACTCCGCAAGTGCGAGCCTGATCTGCTCCTCGATGTCATAAGGTCGTAAAATGTTCATTCTGTCAGTGCCCTCGTGAGTGCTTTGTCTTCTGATTCTGCCGCCTTGCTTTTCTTGTCCGTCGTACTGACGAAGCCGACCCATCTGCCGCCGCCATAACCTCCGACCTCGACGCTGGTCCTAAAACCATCACCGCCCCGGGTGTTGTTTGCGTTGGCTCTCTGCTGGATGTCCTGCGCGGTCTGTGTCACGAGATCGTGACAGCCGTCGGACAGTAAGATCTGACGGAACCCCTCCGAGTTAAAAACGATGCGAGCGTTTCCCATTTGTCAGCCCTCCCATAAAACAAGGTTGAGCTGGACGTTTGAGAGTAGCATCGCGCCCGTCCATTTCTTCGGTTCTCCGTTGATCGTGTAGGTCTTGCCGTCGAAAAGTATGCGGTCGCCTGCTTTTACGTCGGAGCCTTCGGGCAAGTATGCCGTCAAGCCTTCGAAAATTCCTAAAACTCGCCCGTCTTCGCTGAGTGAGGTGCTCGCAGGTTGTACGCTGCAGCCTTTAATCACGAGCTTCGTGATCTTGTCCTCGCTCCAGTCGGGAATAGTTGAGCCTCTTGATGTCTTCGTGCCCGGTCTGATTCGTGTGATCTCTTGAGTGCAAAAAGTAGGAAGCATATCAATAAACCCCCTTAACCTTGTAAGCCCCCAGAGTCTCACGCGTGTCGTCCGTAAGTGCACCGGAGCCACGGCCCGACCATGTCGAGCTATAAGAAATAGACACACCGCCAGCCGTCTCGGAGGTTACTCCATAGGATGAGGTCAACGCTCTCGCTACGCTATTACAAGCGATTTCTTTGACGAGCGGGATGGCCGCGTTGTCATAGCCTGCGGTGTATTTAACGAAGATCTTGGCGCGCCTATCCAAAAGGCCCACGTCGTAGACCTTGAGAAGGCCGTCGCCCATTCCAAAGTCGAAGCGGTCAGAGTCCTCGATAATCTCGCCGTCCCAGTCCTCCGTGTCTGCGTTCCATTTAGCATTGAGCACGACCTTCTTGATCTCGGTGACGAACGTCGCCGGGAGCTGGATGAGAAGATCACCACCCACAAACGCATCACGCAAGTCGTGCACGTTGTAGAGCATCCCACAATCGAGAGACGGACTGATATGCCAGCCGCAATAATTGCGGATAGATGCCGACGCGCTCGGGATGTTTGACGAGATCCTTGTGTCGGTCGTTCCAAACTTGCCGTTTGTGAAGTTTGAGAAGTCTTGCGTCGTGATGAGGTCGGGGAGCGTCTGGGTGTCTGCTATATAACCCCACGGGGTAAGATTGCCGTGTTCAAATTCGCTCATTTGTTAGCTCCTGCCTTCCTTGACTTGTTTGCGGGTGCCTTCTTGGCCTTGTTTGCAGGCTCGGGCTTTGCCTTCTGCTCCGGCTCTACTTCCTTAATGGGTTCGACCTTTTTAGGCTCTGCCTTCGGCTTGCCGTAAGGTATAGCCTCGGCTGGCGCAGTCTCGGGATCGAGCCAGACCTTCTGACCGTTTAACGTGTAGATTTTCATCGGGTGCCTCCTCCCTTCTTCGAGATTATGAAAAGCGGGAGCCGATCGCTCGACTCCCGTCAGTTTCATTTATTAAGACTCAGAGTCGAGAAGGACAACGCCCTTCTTGTCAACTACTGCGCAAGCGAGACGCTCCTCTGCGAGGAGTGTGACTCTGTTATAGAGTGCATCGTCTTCGTTCTGCTCGTAGAGTCTGACGTCGATGCCGCCCTTCTTCCAAACCTTAACGGCTTCCTTAGCGCAAACGAGAGCCTCGCCGCTTGAAACTGTGGAAGATGCGAAGATCTGAACGCCCCAGATAGCGGAAGGAATGCCATAAGCGCCATTACCATAAGCGCCTACGAAGTAGCCGCCGCCGTAATACTGCTTGTTAGAGTCCTTTGCTGTCATAAGTGCAGCGATGTCGGAAGGGTTGAGAATTACAACACTTGCATCGTAAGCGCTGTCAGCCTTTACCTTGAGGATAGCGTTGAGAATACCATCGGCGAAAGTGACGTTTGTGCCGTCATATGTCTCCGCACCGATTCCAGTTGTGCCAGCGATTGCGCCGATTACTGTAGCGTCCTCGACCTTGCCGAGCTGGTAAACGAGTGAGTTCTGAACCTCGGAAGCGAGGAAGGGCTCATCGTAGAGGATCTCGTCGGTTTCCTTGATATATGCAGCGATCTTGGAGAGTGCGAGAGTTGTTCCTGTGAAGCTTGTGGAGTTCTGTGTCTTCTTTGCGCCCTCTGCTGTTACGGCGGGAGTGCCCTCATAAGCACCCTGCAGGAAGTAAGTAATAGCGTTGCCGCTGATTGTTGCAACACTAAAAAGGTCTGCTGCAGCGTTACGTCTGGGCTGGGGAGCGATTGATCTGTCTACGTCTGCGATCTGTACGCTTGTAACTACGTCACTCGCTGACTTGAGGCTCATCTTGACGCCTGTCTTCTTGTCTGTCATTTCCTTTGCGGACTGTGTGAACTGTTCCATCTCTGTCATGGTTTTAACCTCCGTTGAGTCTGTGTTTGTTTCTTCGGCTGTGCCGATTGTCTTGAGAATTTCTGCGGCCTTCTCTGCCTTCTCGATCTGTGCTTCGAGGTCTGCGATTGACTTAACGAGTTCGTCACCCTGTGCGAGTGTCTCCTCGCTGACGTCGTCAGCCATGAGCATCGGCTCGAGATCTATGAGCGCCTGCTTCTTCTCTGTGAGCTGTTCCTTGAGTGTCATGTGTCGGAACCTCCTCTTATTTCGTTGATTTTTGCGAGAAGCTCCTCGGCTTTTTTCGCGTTCTCTGCAGTCTTTGACTCCTCTGGTGCCCCATTGGTCTCGACTGTAGGCTCCGCGCTCTTTGCCTCGTCTTCTTCTGCGGGTTTATCGTCACCGCTCTCGTCGAGTAATGACTCGAGCGACTTGATACAATTTCGGATAATGTCCTCGTCTGCCTTGCGGTTGCGTCTGCCTGACTTGACGTCAGTGACGACGGCGTTCTGGTTTGCCGGGACTGTTACGATGGAGACCTCAAACACCTCGACCTTTGTGAGGACGTTTGTGACTCCTGCCTTCTTTTCTTCCTCGTTCGGTTCTCTTGCGCCGAGGACGTCATAAGCAAACGAAAACTGATAGATCGCGCCAGACTGGAGCATCTTGCGGACGTCCTTCGCGAGATCTGTGTCGAGGAAGTGCGCCTCGATATACGGACCTTTTTCCGTGTCCTCAACCTTGTCGACCGCGCCGATCACGGCACTAAAATCGTGATTGAAGCAAAGCGGGAACGGATGGCCTGACTCCTCGCGCTTTTTCAATGTCTCGGTAAATGCACCGGGCTCGATGATGTCGCCGTAAGAGTCGGGTGTTTTGTCGTATGTACTAAAAAAGCCGGAGACTCCTCCGACTTCGTCCGCCTTTAGTTCAAAGGTCTTAAATAAATGTTTTTTCTGTTCCATGTTTTAACCTCCAGTTATTACGATCTCGGTGGTGCAATTGCAGCCGCAACTTTCACTCGGGTCGCCTATGTCTTCACCGGGCCAGTGCTGGCCGTTTGAAAAATCTGCGTCAATGGGAACGCGCTCGCCGTTCATGAGCTGGTGACTCTCTCGTGCGTTCGGTCCTGTGACCCATTCCTTCTCAACGATTCGGCCGACTACTCTCGGAGCACTCTCGCTTATTGCCTGATGCGTAGCCTCTGCGATGGCAAACGATGCGATCGAACCCGCCGCACTTCTCGCAAGCCTCTCGGCTGCGTTCTCTCTGACTTCGAAAACGTGAGCCGCATCTGGCTCCTCGTTCTCCATGTCTTCCTCGAGGTGCTCGAGTGTCCTGTCATTTATCCTCTTTGCTCGCATCTGTGCGGCCTTTTCGATATATGCGCGAGTGACCTCGGTGTCATAATCTGACTGGAGCGTTTCGCTCGCTTCGATGCCGTGCTTGTCGGCTATCTTCTCGAGTGCGGGCTGGAGGTCCTCAGCGAGTTCCTTGTCCCACCTCTTGGCATCCCAGAAGTCCGTCGGGTCTGCTGAGATCTTCGGGATCACGCTCCTCGCCTGACGCTTAAAAAAAGACGTGAGGATCGTCTCGATCTGCTCATCGTCTTCCTTGTCACTCTTGCCCTTGATGCGAAGCTCCTCGGAGGTCTTGCACGATTTACAACCGCACGGCTCCAATTTTTTCGCCTGATTATCAACACCGGGATAATCGTAAGCGTCGCCCTGCGTGTCTCTCGGACTTGCCTGACCGCCTTCGGTGACATTGAGCGGAGTGATAAGCTCATCACCGCCCGCAACCTTCGGGAGATTGTTCGCGGCTCTCGCTTCGTTCCTTGTCATCCACGGAGCACCGACTGCGCTCTGGAATATCTGCGCACGTTCCTCAAATGAGCCTTTGAGTTTCTCGGTGAGATCAAACTCGACGTATGTGTTCGGGTCTGCTCCGACCATAGGCAAAAGGAACGCGTTGAGCCTCTGCTGTACCATCTGGATAATGGGCCCCAGACATTCCGCATATAAGGCGCGAGCGTTGTCTCTTGCGCTTGCGTATGTCTGCGTGTTGCTGTGCCAGATTAACGAAGGGTTGACTCCGTAAGCTGCAGCCACGGCCTCACGGGTAAGGACGACGCTCTGGCTCCATTCGCTCTCTTTGAATGAAGTGCTAAAAGGTTTAATCTCCATGCCGTCCTCAAGGACCGGGATGCTTCCAGCCTTTGAGCCGCCTGCTCCCCACGCCTGACGGAACGCGGTCGCAAAGTTCTTTCTCTGCTCCTCGTTCCACGGCAAGACATCCTTCGGCCTGATTATCTGCGCGTTGAGTCTGCCCGAGGATCTCCAGAGCTGACGACGGAAACGTCCCGCCTCGACCTGCTCCGTCAATGACTGGCGGAGTGCACTGATCGGGGACAAATATCCGCCCGGTGATCCTGCGCTATATGTTCGGAACTGAATGAACTCGCTCCGGGGCACGTCGACCGCGTCCGCTCCTGTGTGTGTGCAGATGCGGATCGTGTCGGGTGCGTATGGGTGATTTTTGACTGGTGTCGTGACGAGCCACTCGGTCGGAACGATGCGGAGCTGGAGACCGCTCTCACTGTCTGCGTCGGGTAATACCCAGACGAAGACGGAACCGAAAACGAAATACTCGACCATTAACGCACGGACAAACTCGAAACTCGTCTGGTCTGCGTTTGGTCTCCAGAGTAATCGTGACGCTTTGCTCTCCCTGTCTCTCCGGCGCTCGTTCTCTCCATCCCTGACATAGACCTCAAGCGGTAACTGCGCGATGCTATTCGCTAAAAAGTTGACGACCGCCTGCAGGTTGTCCTGTGTCTGATAGAGTTCTTTCGCCTTCATGTTAAGGACTTGAGTCGACGCGTCTCCCGTGACTGTGACGTTTATCACTGACGGCGCAGATGCCAGTCGCCAGCGTTCGAAAATACTCGCCATTTTTCCATTTCCTCCGTGTTTTTAGACAAAAAGAAGGCACCCGCCCGAAGCGTAGGCCGACTCGTATATCTTTTTTTCTTTCTTGTTGACCATCGTCGCCCCTGCGTAAGCCATCGCCACAGCCATCAACGGACTTATGTCGTCGGGACTCTTTACTCTGTCGGGGAGCATTATGCCGCCGCCCAGATTTCGGAGCTGGCAAGTTCTTCCCGGTGTATCAAGTACGGGCTGGGGTAAGTGGTAAACCTTAACCCCTCCGCGTGTGTTGTTCGGTTCGCAAGCTGCGACCGCATCATAAAAACGCGCCCAGCCTGCAGACAGATCGGGACCTCCTTGCGCAAGTCTCTCGATTCCGTCAAGTGTGCATATCTGTTCAGCCAGTCCGCTCACGGGTGCGCCTCGCTCTTGAAATGCGAGCTTGATGCCTCCGTATTTAGCGGCACGACTGCGGAACCAGTCGACGGCCCACTCTGTGCCAGGTCTCCTCTCTACTATCTCGATGTGATAGTTTCCATCTTCTCGCATACCGCAGACCGCGATCACTGTGTTGCGTCTGTCTTGGCTCATGTCTATCCCGAAGACGAGCTCACTGTCTTCCCGGATATAACTCTCGGGATCCTGTCCTGCGAGCCACGAACCCGCAGGGAACGGCTCCGGGAGTCTCGACTCGACCCACTGACAGAGGCACTCCGTTCGGAAAATCGTCTCGGGGTCAGTGACCGCCGCCGACTTGAGTGCTCTCTCTGTCAAAAAACCATAACCGAGCGAAGGGTTTGCCTGCGCCCACTGTTCGCGGTCGTTGATGTCGCAGTCCGGGACCGCCGACCATTCAAAAAGGCCGAGAGTCTCGTCTTCGATTTCCTCGCCTCCGAGGTTCCCACGACCCGAAGCGACTCCGTCGGGATCACCGACGAGAGCGTGCGCCTGTAGTCGCAGATGGCGGAGCACTACGCTCGAAACGTCTCCGGCATTAGACAAACCGAAAAGGATCGCCGTCGGTCTCGCCATCATCGTTTTAGATATGGCTCCCCACGCTTCCCAGTTGGTTTGTTCTCGAAGCTCGTCCATCATTATCAAGTCAGAGGACAAACCTCTCGCTTTTCTGGTCGCCGCTATTACCTTGTAGCGGTCGCCCGTGTCGAGTGTCAGCTCACGCTTGCCAGTCCCTCGGTTTACCTTCTTGAGGAACTCACGGAGCTCCGGGACTTCCTCGATCTGTGCCACTGTGTCCTCAAATGTCTCGATCGCGGTCTCGAGGTTTTGAGCCGTGCCGAGTACGAGGTGCGACTTCAGACCATACAAAAAGAAGATATTGAGAAGGACCTCAAAAAACGTTTTGCCGTTCTGTCTGCTTATCAATATGACGACGTAGCGGTAACGAAAGCGCCACGTCTTGCCCTCGGTCACGATCTCCAGCGCGTGGATCGCGAGCCACTTCTGCCACGGCAGGAGGTCAACCCCCAGCACTTCGCAGAACTCAATAAAAGCAAACCCGAGCGATGTGGCTCGGGTCAGTTTGCGCAGCGGTTTAGTCCAGATGCGCGGCTCTTCTTTTCCGTATAACATTATCCGAGCTTCCTCCCTGCGATGTCGGTGAGCTTCGCCATGATCTTTGAAGCATCACGGACGGGCGCACCCTTTTCCACTATCTCCGCAAGGTGTCGGAGGCTCTTGCTATATGTCACCATTAACTTTTCGTAAGCGGTAAAATGCGGGTTTTCTCTTATGCCCGACTGTCCGCCTCCGTTGTCATAAGGAACGACGAGCGGCTCGTTTTGCATGGCCTTCCGAGATTCCTCAAGTTTGGCAGCCATAAAAAGAACCGACTCAGCCAGCTCCAGAGCTTCGTCGTGCATAACGTGAACGCCTGCGACGAGTTGCTCCGCCTTGCTCGGCTCGATCGGTTTCTTCGGTGTTGTTTTCTTCGCCGTCGTCTTCTTGACTGTCTTCTTCTGGGGTGTTCTCTTTTTGGGTGT